ATGATAAAACAAGAAGTTATCTTTAATGTCAAAAACCTCAAGATTTCAAAAACGGAGAATATTTTCGCAACAGAAGGCATCAAAAATGTGTTTACGGCAGTATTTCAGTTTCATTCTACGGATTGGGATGGGCTGGCAAAAACAGCTGTGTTTGAAAACGCAGAAGGAACGAAAGAGCCAAAGCTGTTAGAAGAAGACAGATGTGATATCCCGGATAGCTTTTTTAAGACTTCCGGGGTTTGCTATGTTTCTGTAATGGCAGGAGACTTCATGGTGACAAATAAAGTTGCCATTATCGTAGTCAATGCCGGCTATACTTCTGGCGATACCGTAGCGGAAGCTAAGAACTACTTTGAACAGATTCTCAGATATTTTGACGCAACAAATATGAATGTCCAGAAATACGGAAAGCTGGCTGAGAGATTCGCTGTCGGATTGGCAGAAGATCCGGAGAGTCTTATGGATAACGCAAAATATTATGCACATCAGGCAGAACAGGCGGTAATGGGAATCCCTGGACAGGTGGAAGATGCGAAGAATGATATCGATGCTTATGTAAAAGAAAAGGAAGCTGATCTGAAAGGCGAGGATGGAAATGTGTGCTTTGTCGAGTTTCGCATTCAGCCTCCTTGTCTTCTTATGCGGAATAATCCAGAAGAAACGGATATAGAGTTTAGACTTAACGGCTCTAAGCTCGAATACAAATGGAGGGATAGAGGTTAATGGCAAATAAAACAACAGGAAGTGGCCAGTGGACTAACATGGGAAATGTTACGACAAACCCCGATGGAAGCTACTCTGACTCTAAAACATACAACTTCTTAGATATGGTTTCATACGAGGGCGGCTCATATGTATGCCTGGAAAACGGGACGATTGGTGTGCGCCCA